TCCAAGTGTTGCGGCCAGAAGTAGTGAATCCGCTGAGACTCATCCCAGTCGAACTCGACGCCGTACTTCCCGCTGACACGGGACACAACGCGCCCCTCTTCCATGTGGTAGATACTACCATCTACGCAGCGGACCCGCTCACCCACGTCGGGGTAGAGTCGGAAAGCCGGGGGCGTTGCCCGCCGGATCGTGTCTTCTCCGTAGACGTAAACTTCGGTGTCGTCTTCTCGCCTCATACCTACAAGTATCCTAGATCTGCTCCGCTATGCACAGCTTTCGCACGAGGGTGTCAAAATCTACGAGCATCTGCTTGGCCTGGTGGTCCGTCCGGATGGGGTACCCCAGCTCTTCCAGGATCGTGCGCGTCTCGTACCTCCCGTGCCCTTGGGCAAAGAGGGCGAAAGCGAACGCCCGCTTGTGCTCCAGCCCGGCACGGAATGCCTGAGCCGCCACGTCCGTGGCCATGCGGTAGTACGCCCCCTTGGGCCCGCTGGAGTAGTTCACCAGGTCATTCATGGCGTCCAGCGCGTCGTCCGTTTCCACCTTCCCGACGATGTCCAGGTCGTACTTCGCGGCGAAAAGCGCCACGCTGCGGCGGTCCTTCCCGGAAAGCCCCTTGTTGTCCCCGTGCTCGATGTCCTGGAAGCCGTCAGCCTCCAGCTTCTTGTACCAGTGCTTCTGCAACGCCTTGAAGCCCCTCGTTTCGTAGTATTTCGTCAATGGACTGCCTTCCAGTTGGGGCCGATGGCCGGCTCCGCGATGATGGGTACCCGGTACCCGAGCTTGGGGCCCGCGCCCTCCATGAAGTGTTTGAGCTGCTCGGCGACGACCTCGGCCTCAGCCTCGGGTGCGGTGCAGAGTATCTCGTCATGCACCATCGTGACCAGCCTCCCAACCCGGCGGTCGGTCTGTGCTGCGACGTCGACCATGCCGATCTTGGCGAGGTCGGCGGCGCTGCCCTGGATGATGGTGTTCACGGCGATGCGCTCCCCGCTGCTGCGGATCACTCGGTCCATACGCCGCGTATCGTTGGGGTCCATGCCGTACTTCCCGGCGAGGTACTTGGCCTTGGCTTGGTAGGCCTCGGGGTCACGCAGAAACCAGGCCCGTGGCTGTAGCTCAGGGACGAGACGTCTACGCCCTGTCTTCGTAGCCACATACGGTACTGGGCTGCGAGATTCAACGGTACTAATAACCTTTTGTCGGAAATCTTCTGCTTCTGGATAGCGAGCGGCGACGGCCCGAAGGCGGTCCTTAGCCTCCTCTTCGGTCCAGCCAAACTCCCGCGCCGCTTTGCGGGGACCACCCCCATAAATGAGGAAACCAAAGTTGAACGTTTTGCCTGCATTTCTGTCTACTCCCAAAGCATCTGCGGTAGTCTGATGTAGATCGAGCCCCTTAACAAAGGAGTCGAGGAGCGTGCCGCCAGCCAGCTCTGCAAAGAGCCGGAGTTCGATTTGCGCGTAGTCCGCCGAGACAAACAACCACCCAGGTTCAGGAACGTAACATTCTTTGAGGAGAGGGGCGTAGTCCCCTTTGCTGAGCTGATTTTGAATGTTGGGATTTGAACTGCTGAGACGTCCAGTGCGAGTTCCCATCTGAAGAAGCTCAGGGTGCAATCGACGGTCTGCCCATTGGCGAAGTTCTTCATAAAAGCCATCGAGGTATGTTCCTTTCACTTTGCTGGCCTCGCGGAGGCTCAGGATGAGCTGTGCCACCTCGGCCTGGACGGGGCTGCCCTCCCGGATGTTGTACTCCATGACGTCCTTGCCGGTCTTGTACGCGCCGACCTTGGTCTTTCCGTACTCCAGCAGCGTCCCCTCAGCGAACAGCTCTTGCAGATCCTTCGTGCTCGACCAGGACACCTCGGGGAAGTCCTTGTCCCACTGCGTCTGCACGTCGCCAAGGCGTGCGTTGACCAACTCGCCCATGGTTCTCTCGAGTTTCTGGTAGTCGAGGCCGATGCCGTCGCGCTCCATGCGAGCCAGCTCGATGGCGAAGGGTGTCTCGATGGTGCCGAGGGCCCTGCGCTGCTTCTTGGTGAGCTTCTCAACCAGGGCACGCCCCACTTGCAGAGTGTTGAGCGCGTCGTGGCACACGTAGTCCTTGACCTCCTCGGCGGTCTTGTCGATGAGGCTGCCCTCCCACTCGGGGCTGTCCCGGTCGAGGAGCTGCTTGGCCAGCACCTTGAGGCCGATGCCCTCAGCACGGGAATAGGCGAGCCAGGCCGCAAGCATGCTGTCGAGCCAGTTGATGTCGTTGATGTTGAAGCCTTCCTTCTCCAGGAGGCCGGCGTCAAACTTCACGTTGTGCGCCCACACTTCCATGTTACGCATGGCCTCCAAGGCCGCCTCGGCCCAGCGCCACTTGGCGTTAGGTCCCTTGTGGCGGAGGGGCAGGTAGTAGCAGTTCTCGTTCTCGAACGCGATGCTGATGCCCTGGATGGCGGCGTACCCCATGTTCAGGAACGGCTTGCTCCGAGCGGCGGAGTAGCGGCGAGCGGGGCCCACGGCCTCCGTGTCTAGGCCCACGACGTCAGCCTCGTGCAGCTGCTGGAGGAGCTTCTCCCAGCGAGCTGGGGTGGTGACGACGTACTGCTTCATCAGTCGGTTCCCCCAACAGAGCGGAAGCCCTTAGCCTCTCGGCGGCACGCCTCGCTGCACACGATCCACTCCCCGTAGACGTCTTCTCCCGCGAAGTAGGTCTCCCCCTTCAGGATGTCCGTCCCGCACCAGTCGCAGATGTCGATGACCTCCTGGTCGTCGTGGTTGTAGTACGTGTGTTGGATTGCCTTGGCGGCCTCCGTGGTGCCGCCGACGCGGTCGCCGAACCCGGGCACGATGTAGATTGGCTCGGCAGCGTTGAGCACCCGGCCGTATACGTCTCGGGCAGGGACGAACTCTCCCTCGTCGTCCGCCTCGCGTTGCAACATGAGCTGGTACTCCGCCTCGTCTGTCTCCCGCAGGATCTCGATGTAGCGGTTGAGGTACCACTGCGCCTTTTGCAGGTCTTGCAGAGCGTTGCCCTTGTACTCGTGGCGGAGCACGTACTTGATCACGTTCCCGAGGTGGTAGGGCAGGTCGTAGCCCTCGATCACGTCGATGACCTCGAAGCCTTTGGCCTTCGTGTAATGAGAGGGGCTGCTGACTGGATCGTTCATGTCTTACTCCTAGGCGGACGCGGGGGAGTTGAACCCCCGACGCCCAGGCTGTTACTTTCGTTCCTTGGCGGGGATGGTCTCCCACACCGTCACGTTGAGGTACGCGTTGCGGAGGTCTACCTTGCGGCCGCTGGCCGTCTTGAGTGCGATGACCTCGTCCCGCACCGGGTAGCCGTTGTCGTCCTTCTTGTCGGTGTCGAAGGCTAGGCGCAGGCGGTAGGCCCCCGCCTCCACCGCACCGTCGAAGTTCGCAAGGAACAGGCTCCCCGCGTTCTCCATGGCGTACTCGCCGTTGTCTAGCTTCGTCCGCAGTCGGACGGATGCTGGTCGCTTACTCATCTACCAATCCTCTTCAGTATCCGCCTCGGGCTTCGGGGCGGGTTTCTTCGTTGTCTTCTTGCGTGCGGGCTTATTCCCGCCGCGTCCCTCTGCTCGCTCCGCGTCGTCGTCTGGCTCGCCGACCAGGTTGAAGAACAGGAGCAGCCCGTACCGCCGGGCGTACGTGAGCGCAGAGCCTACCGCCTGGGGTCCGGCCTTGCCTGGGTCGAACGGGAAGGCAACCTCGCGCTCGCCGTCAGAGGTGACGAAGAGCAGGTGGCCGTCGCGGACCTGGCAGCCCTGCGTGATGTTGTCGAGCACGCCGTGCTTGTTGAGGTGCTCGATGATGCCCTCTAAGCTGGCGTAATTGTTCCCGAAATGCGGGTTCTTCTTGTCAAGTGGTGGGTTTGGTAGCATTCTCAAACTCCTTGTTGATCCGTGTGAGCACCCCTGCCCATTCAGGGTCGCGCTCGATGACGTAGGGCCGCAAGTCCCAGTGGGTGCGGCGTCCCACGCGCTTGATCGTTTCAGCCACGATCACGGCGTAGTTCATTTCCAGGATGGTCATCTGTGTCTGCACCTGGCTCACGTAGTAGTCAGGCACCTCGGTCTGCCACTTGACTGACACGCTCTTCTTGATCTCGCACACCACCGTCTCGTCGATGTGCCGCAGCACGGTGCGTAGGGCAGGCAGAACCTCTGGGTCTTGGCAGAAGTCATCGCCAGGCTCAGCCCTGGGGGTGTGGAGGAACCCATCAATCGTCGCGGCAAGGAGCGGAAACCGCGAGTTTACGAACATCATATTCGTGGGTTCGAACTCCGCCCCCAGGGCGTGAGCTAGCTTGTTACCAATGTTGACCTCATCAAACCGACCATGCGCCATGTTGATTAACGCCTCGTCGTCGAACTTTCTTTCCGCCCCGTGGAGCTTCTCAGCGAGGATGTCCTCACGAGTGTTGCCCCACCAACCTGGCGTGTCGCCGATCCAGGTGTAGATGTCGCTGGCGGTTAGGTACCCCTTGCGGGTAGCCAGCCACTCCTCCTTGTTGTCGGCGTTTGCTATGTTGGTGACGCTCATACAAACAAGTATCCCCGGGCTCGAGTTTTATGCACGCTAGTCTGGCCACTTGATGTAGGGCAGGCGAATCTGCGGCTGCGTATCCGCCTCTTCTTCTAGCAACGTCTCGTCAAGACAGGCGTCGATGTGCTCGCCCCACAGTGTCTGGTCGTAGAAGGGGCAGGAGGAGTTGGTGCACTTGGCGGGCAAGGCAAACCCACAGTAGGCCGGGAAGCCGCAGTGGGGGCAGTCGTGGGGTGCTGGTTCTGACATGGTATTAACCTATCTGTTTCTTAACTGTTGACAGATCTGTTTCTTCATATCTGTTAACTATCTCTTGTGTAACAAGTATCTTCCCAGCCCTAAATTATGCAGGGGCAGGGTTTGTTTGCATAAAATACATGGCCGAGGATACTTGTTTATGATGGAACATCGAACGGGAAGGTGGATAGTCACTGCGTGCTACCCCGAGGATAAGCGGGTGCATGTAAGTACCTCAAATGACTGGGCAACTGCCAACGCGTTGGCCGGCATGTACATGAAGCACAACAAGGAGTGCTACCAGTGTGAGCTGGAGCCGGAGTACCTGCCCCTAGAGGAGGAAGAATGATTGACCGTTACTACATTTGCGGGA